ATTATCCCCTAATCTTAATGCACCTTCTGCATCAAGTAAAACATTTGTTCCATCAAAAGTAAAGTTTGCATTACCACCAAAAGAAGCTGAGTTATTAAATTGAATTTGTGTGTTGGATCCACCTGGAACTCCTAAAGGAACGTCTACAACATTTGTTCCATCTGAAAATACTTGTTTAAATCCTTTATCTGTTGCACTAAAAGTTACACCAGTTCCTGAGACGGTTTTAAATGCAACTGTAAAAGCACCTGTAGTTCCATTTTCTAATAAATATGTTTTTTCAATTGAATTTGGAATTGTTACAGTTCGGTTTCCTGTAATAGTTCCTGTAAATTTTATAACTGCATTTCTTGCATTTGAAATAGTTGCATCAGACATTACTAAAGCTGTTGTTCCTACACCACCTGCAATAGATATTGCTTCATAACCCGCAACTGCTTGTTGTACTAAATTTAAATTATTGTTTGTGTTATCTCCCCATGTACCAGCGTTCTCGCCAGTGACCATAAGTTCGAGTTTAAGATCTGTTGAATAACTTGATGCCATTTATAAATTCTCCTATTAGATTTCTATTTTACTATTATTAAGCTGCTAAATCAACCTCTGTCCATACATTAGATACATTTGGATCTATCTCTGCCCAAGCAGTTATATTAGGGCTTCCAACAGAAGCTGTCAATTGTATGCCTGTAACATCAATATTTGCTGTACCCGTAATTGTTACTGAACCAATATTACTTGATAACTGAATTCCTCCTACACCAATAATTTGACCTGGAATTTCAGCATGTTGGCCAAGAGTCATTGTTAACTGTTGTCCAGTAACTGATTCATTAGTTGATTGAATTAGGTTAATAGAACCTAATGTCATTGTAGCTTGAATGCCAGTAACATCTACTGGAGTTTTAAGACCTCCAACAGTATTACCTTGAGATATTGTAGCTTGAACACCTGTAACACTTACATTAGCATTTGCTGATACAGTAGATACAGTAGTTAGTGCATCTAGTTGATCTTCAGACGCAAGTACAAATATATCTGAATCAATTTGAATAGAGAAAGAAGGACTTGCAAAAGTAGTAGTTAATTGGCCTGCACTTGTAACTGAAACATCTACATCAGTAAATGCTCCTGTTGCTGGGAAGTTTATTGTTGAAGTTAATTCTTGTCCAACAGCTATAGCAGAATAAGCTCCACCCCAAGCTAAATTACCCCAAGTTCTTCTACCCCAACCTATTCCAGTCAGTGTAGTGTCATCGACAGTTGTGACTCCTGAAGTAGAAGTTAATTGTAAACCAGATAAACTTACGTCTTGTCCAATAGGTGTTGAAACACTTCCAACAGCCATAGATTCAAGGCTACCGGTAACTGAAACTAAAGCAGAAGTTCCTGCTACTGCTGATGCAATAGTAGAGGTTAATTGTATACCAGAAACCGAAACAGTAACATCTACCGATATTGTTTCAGCCCCAATCGATGATGTTAATGATAGGCCACTTAGGTTAACGGATGTATCGCTTAGATCTCCCCAAGCTTCTGCACCCCATGTTTTCTTACCCCATCCAGTGGCCATATCATCTTATTCCTTTATTACGCTATTCTTAAAATAGCAGCAGAAGTAGTAAACGCAGGGAACTGAATTGTAAATGTTCCCGATGTTGCAGTCTTGTCTCCACCAAAATCTAAAACAGCAACTGCATCAGTAGTATTTGAACCACCATTTGTAGTTGTGTTGTAGATTAAAGCACCTCTTGCAGTAAGAGTTACATTTTGAAAAGAAAGATCAGCAAAATCAGTAATTGCTATTGATGATGAAACTTTTACACCTTGATTAACAAGTGCTCCGCCACCAGCTGTGTAATTAGATGAAGTAACTTCTGTGTTAGATCCACCACCAGGGTTAGTAGAGTAGTTTGTTGTTGATTTTCCTAAAGTCGCTGAACTTGTGTACATTGCTAATTTATATGTATCAGTTGATGCATCAAAATCGTGACTTCCTTGTAGTAATTCTTTTTTAAAAGAATCACAGATTGCGTTTGTTGTTATTGCCATAATTATTCTCCTTTAAAATTATTGGTTTGGAGAAGGAGAAGGTACTACCACTCTTGGTACACCGTCATCAAACTCCCCCCGTCTTCTTCTACCCATTTGTTGTAGGGCAAAATTTTGTACTTCTTCATTATACTTGGTTTGGTATAGGTTGTATAGATTGTCTGGTCCTTTTAAAAATCTAAAAGCTTCAGTTAGTACACCATGTAAAAGCATTGATTCTTGGTATTTAGAAATAAAAGTAGTGGTAGTAGAAGTAAATTTTGATGGATCCGTTATATAATTAATTTGAACTTGTAAAGCAGAACTAGGCATAGGAGCTACTAATAAATTAAAATCGTCCCAATTAGCCCAATATTTTGGAGTACCTGTTGCTCCTTCGTTATTGTATTCAGATATAAAACTAGTATCTCTTTTTTCTAAAAAAGTTCTATTATCACTTCCATCAATTACTTGAACGGATCTTATAATAGTTAAATCAGAAGGTAATGAAACATATCTGTTATTAGTTGTAAAATTTGAAGTAGAATATTTTCTTAAGTCATCATAATCAACTTTACCTGCGATATCTAATTCTACAGATCTAATAAAATCTTGAATAATTGCATCAGTTAAAACATTGCTATCTACTTCTGTATAGTTTCTAACTTGAGTTAAAAAATTTGAATAAGTTACAGCCATTACGTAATACTCACTGTTATGTTACCTATAAAAGAATCTGCTTGTCTTCTTCTATTTTGTAATGATGGGTCTGCAGGAATCATAGCACTTGTACCTTGAGTTATAAAAGCAAAATCTCCAGGTAAATTTAAATTAGCAGTAATCATTCCTTGGCCTCCAGAAGATGCTATTGCACCATTTACTTCTTTTGGTTGTTGAAAATCTTGTGATCTAGTATTCATTAAAGCAATTGCATCTGCTTTGTGATATGGAGGATCTAATTGAGGATGTTTAGGTTCATACTCTGATATATGCACTAATGCACCTGTCCACTCTTTAACCATTTCTCTATATGGAAATGCTTGTCCCGATCTGTCAGAAATAGCCTGACTTCTTTTACCACTTGCATAACTCATTATACACCATCTCCAAAATAAGTTTGAGGAGAAATGTATACTGAAGTTCTTGAACCATCTTCATTTAATGCTCTAATTAATTCATCTTCATATAATTGTTTTAGTAATTGTATTCTATCAGGTGCTCTTTTTTGTGATAAATAATATGCAAGCCCAGAACACATACAAGGTAAAAATCTGTAAGCGACATCAGCTGTTTTTGTAAAACCACCTGCATCTTCAATTCTATTAATTGAATAAAATTTTAAAGTTGTGTAAGTTGATGCGTCTGGAGCAAGATATAAACTTATTGTTGGATCAGTTTGTCTATCAACATAATATTGTGAAGGTTGTCCTGTTGCAAGTTTATTTGGAAGTGCAGCATATGCAGATCTATCTATTTTAGTTAAAGATACATCATTTGTTGATGATGTATTTCCTGCTGCATTTGTTGTTGAGATATATGCTTCAAGCACATCATTAACATCTGTAGCTACAGTGTATGTAGCAGTACCTGCAGTTAAAGCTTGTTCATTAAGTTTAACTTTCCAAAGGTGTATACCTCTGTTTCCCCACTCTGAAAATAAAAGATTTAAACTTCTTCTTGCGCTACGTAAGTCATTACCACTATTAGTCCGCATACCACATCTCTCGTATGCTTCTTCAATAATGTCATCAATCTGAAGATCGAATGCTGTAGTTCCTGATGTAGCCATAATTCATTACATTATGTCTTTGTAATAATCTAAAGACTTTCCTGGTATTAAATTTTCATCTTGAAGGCCTTCGCCTTGAGTTCTAGCTGCGCCATAACCTTTAGCCTCAGCACCTTGATATGCTTTCATCATTTTAAAATCTTCACCAGATATTTTGCCATCTTTGTTTTTGTCTAATTTTTTTTGTCCACCTTTTAACATTTCTCCTCCATTACTTAATCCTAATAAACTTTTTAAAGATTTGAGTTGTATAAATATTGACCCCGCACCTTTTGTAACTGATTTTTTTTTAGCCATAATTATCTTCTCTTAAATATTATACGTCTATCATACCACCATAGTATCTCTTGGTAAAGGTACTGACATTATTTGGTTTTCCTCCAGAATTACCTGCTTGTCTTTTCCTTGCAACAGCAGAACGCTTTTCTGAGCTTGTCATTCGG